AAAGTATTCTTTATCAATCTTATGTCTTATGAGAGTTACAGAGTTATTCGCTCTACCTCTTTGTGGATTTGTTTCCCACCAAGCTCCACTCTTACATCCAATCATCTCATCATCTGATGCTGAGAATAATGAAATAAGTGCCGCTCTTCTGATACCACCCGCCAATACTGCATCTGCAATATGACATACCATATCATGAACTTCAATTGGTCTTAATTTATCCCCATCATTTTTTGAATCAAGGATTCCTTCCAATTTGATAAGACACTCTTTTAGTGGTTGAGGACCCGGTGCTTTACCACCTGAAGTCACAAGACGTGCTCCTTTAGGTCTGATGTCTGAGAAATCAAATTCAATCTTTGAACCACCAAAGAAATAAGACTTAACCAATACTTTAACGGCATCTGCCCATCCTTCAATAGAATCCGCAACTAACCATCTTCTACCTCTCTCTTTGTTTGGTTTTCTGATTTCAGGAAGAACATCAACGTGATGTTTTTGAACTGAATAACCAACCCCTGTTCCACCTAATAGAAGGAACATGATTTCAGAGAATACTCTCCAATCATCCACAGGTGCAAACGCACAGTTGTAAATTCTGTTAGGTGATATTTCAATTGGCTTTCCTGCGAATTGCATTGATCTCATTGAAGGGAGAACTTGTTTCTTGTAAACATACATGTAGTTCTCACGGATTTCTTGTTCTAATTGTGGAAATTTTTTGATATGCATTTCCATGTTTCTTGTTACGAGCTCTTGCCAAGTCTCTCTTCTTTTCAATTCTGGGATATACTTCGCATACTTCATGTATACTGTAATGTCCGATAGAATTCGATTTGAAATGTCCATGTTTTTGTAATTTTTTTTTACTTTTAAATTTATTAAAAAATCGGGGATTTTAAATGATAAATATAGGTCCGCAGACCTTACGCCCAAGTTTTCAATAAAAAAATCTTTGTTTTTTTTAAATTTTTTTTCAAACAAGAGGATATTTAAATCCCTTGTTTTGTTTGTTGTTCTCTTTGTTTTCTTTTCTCCAATAGTTCTTTGACTCTGTCACTTTTCTTTTGTTCTTGTTGCTCTTCGAACCCTAAGAATGTTACAGACGTTTCAGTATCAATTTCAAGTAATTCGTTGTTGAACTTACAGTTCTCGAACACAACACCATCTTTACCGATACGTGATTTTGTAATAGCTATTGTAGCCAAGTTTAATTCTTTTTGTTGGAGTGTTTTGGCCACCGAGATGATTACGTGACCGACTTGGGCTTTCTTAATAGATCCACCCATCTGATCCGTTGTTACAACTTCAGATGATATTGAAGATCTATTACCTTGTGTGGCTGTCCAACCAACCAAACCTAATTCATGACACATCGCTTCGAAGTGTCTCATTACAGAACCCTCACTCTTCCACTCATCACCTAATGCTTTTTCAGGCATTACGCAATCAATGTAATCCAAAACAACCAAATCAATTTTATTACCATCCGCAATCATCTTACGTAATTGGTTTTTGATTTGTAACATTGTTAGAGAATCAGAAGGTAGTTTCTTTAGAATTAATTTATTCTGCATCGAATTCTGTATCTCATGTATTTTTTCAAATACTTTCTCTTTGTGGAGAACCAAATTATCTGGTTCAATACCCGTCCACATTGTGAAATGTTTTCTCTGTATAATCTTAGGGTTATCTTCAAAAAATATTTGAAGTACATTGAAACCCATGTTAAACGCTGTGTTTGCTATCTTACTCAAGATTGTTGTCTTACCAACACCTGTAGGTGCCAATATAACCCCAATCTCTCCCTTTGCTAATCCACCCTTGAGGAGATTATCAATACCCTTAATACCCATTGGTATCGGAGATCTAAAGTCGTCATCTAATACGACTTCCAAGTTTTCAAAGACATCTCCAGTACCCATGTCTCTTTCCCCAACTTGAATTGCTTCTCTCACCAATTCTTCAACCTTATCATAAGATTCGAAGTCTCCCTCATCAATAATTTTTTGGGCTTGTTTCATTGCTTTCTGAAGCTCTTGTTGCTTACAGAATTTCAACGCTTTTTCTTGTACAAATATACTACCATCGAATGGTGCATCTTTGATTTGTTTCAAAGTATCTAAAACAATCTTACAAGCCATCTCATTACTGATTTCTGATTTGGCTACTTGATCAAGAGTATCAAATGTGGGCGTTGATTGATATTTTGTGAAGTACTCTTTAATCATTTGTGCAATGATCTTAAAGTACTTATTATCAAAATAATTGATTTCTAACACATCAACAATGGTGTGGGCAAAGTCCTTATCTACCACAATTTGATTCAATAATTGGATCTGGAATGTGTTACCTAAATAATCAAAATTTTTCTGCATATGTTTCTCTCTACCCCTTAGATTTATAAATACTCATTAAGCCAACTCAAGTCCACAATATTCGTGATTTAATTGACGACGTGAAAAAATGTCAGTCAAATTAGAAAGGACATCTTTCAAAAATGGTCGTACGTCAACCGTATAACGAACTTTCGGCGGATAAAGTTTTGCGTCAAAAATTCTATGACAAATTGTCTCATCACCAATCTTAACATAGATGTGGAAATTCTCAGGACCATCAGTGAATGATGTATCCATAATTTTTGGATCATGTGCAATCGCATCTTTGTTGTCTAACAAATAAACAACTGTCTTCATTTTCAAATAATGATGAAGAGTCTCTTTTACATCAAAGATATACTCATAAAGGTCTGTGGCTACTCTAGCCTTAGGGTTGTACCCTCTCACGTTGAAGAATCTTTGAACCACGATGTTATCGTTTAGTGTCAAAAGGAATTCCATCTTAACTTGATCTTGTTCTCTCATTTTGTTTAGTTTTTAAATTTTCGTTTTTCTTTTCTTGTTAGTTTCATAAATGGTTTCAAAAAATTCACCCACGCTTCGTCGTTTTTAGGTAGGTATTTGAATAATCCGTCCTCCATCATGTATTTCATCAGATTTTTATATCCTCTGTCTGTAGGGTCTAAGTGCTCACTGTAGATGGATTCTACTAATTCCTTTCCATCGTCGGTGATCAGTGGTTCACTAAGGTCAACTATCTTTTTGTTTATTTGATAGTATTCTTCTCCAAGTATACCACTTTTTGTCTTGCCTGTCAAAATATTTGATATAACTTTTACAGGTTTTTCTTGCGGGATATTTCGTGCATAATCTAATATTTCTTCGATAGTGCAGGTTTTTTTCAGCAATTGTGGGAACAAAGTTGCCAATGTTTTTTCACCTAAAGATTTGATACCTTCAATGTTGTCTGACTTATCACCCATTAGTATTTTACATACCAATACATTCTCGTGGGGAACTGAAATATCTTTGAATTTAATCTTATCCCCATACTTCAATATCATTTTATGTATTGGAGAAAAAATTGAAACGTTTGGTGCAATTAGTTGAGTTAAATCTTTGTCAGATGAAAATATTGTAATGATCTCGTCACGAGCAACCTGACAATAAAATGCAATCAGATCATCCGCTTCGTTGTTAACCATTTCTACTTGCCTAACAAACACTTCTTCAAGATATTGTTTTACTCTGTTTTTTTGTTGTAGATAAGACTCGTATTTGAATTCATTCATATTCACTCTACGGTTAGCCTTATATTGTGGATAAATTAATTTTCGTGCGGATGAGTTTGAATCACCATCCCAAAAGACAACCACCTTGTCTAAATTATATTCCTCCAAAAATCGACGCAATGTGTTTATGAAGTGATATACCCCACCAACATGAGAACCGTCGTTAAAGAGATCCTTAGCACCGTGAAAACCAATTTTAAAAAGGTTATCACCATCTACCAATAAAGTTTTAGACACATGTCTTATTTAAATGTTAAAAAATATATTACTCACTAATATCATCAGTGGTTTCTTCCAAAGTAATCTCACCAGTTCCTGATAAGATACCATTCCAATATTGAGAATACTCTTTCTTATAAGCTTCTAAAGCTTCTTTAGTATCTTCAATATACCCTTGAGGTACTGCAATTAACTTTCCGTCATTATAACCCAAACCATTTACGTGGTTCTTCAATATTGAAATCTTAGTTCTGATTGCATATCTTACGGTTCTTCCCGCCTTAGTTGCTGTAATGTGGTTAATACCCGCACTTGCTTGATTACCAAACAAGAATACTAACGAAGATGCCAGCCATAGAGCCTCTCCACCTTTAGCCTTAATTGTTGGTTGTCCGAATGGATTGTCAGGAAGAGCAACCCATGGCTGATTTACAACAACCAAAGTATTATAATACGGATAGTCTTCTTTCTTAGACTTAGAAATTCTTGAGTGAACTCCCATACCAATCTTGTCTGCAAGTGTTGCTGCATTATGTTGTTTACCACCTTTACCATCGAAAGTCATCTTACAAGGGATTGAACCCACCGAGTCCCAAAGGAATAAGATTGATTGTTGAATCTCACCTTTCTCTTGAGCATCCAATACTTCATTAATGAAATCAGTGACTTGTTCGATATAATCAAAACCATCGTTAAAGATGAAGTCACCATCCCACTCTCCGTCGGAGTTCTTCTTGGCATCCAAACCTAATTCAACTGCGTGTTCCCAACTCCATTTCTTTTCGGTAATAATAAAAACAGGTAAGTGTCCCTTCTTTTGAGCATCTGCCGCTGCCAAAATCATTGCGGTTGTCTTAGAACTATTACTGTGTCCCAAGAACATATTAATACCTCCCATAACAGGACCCGGTAATCCACTAGCACTTAAGAAAGCATCACCACAAAAATAGTAGTTAGTTTCTTTATATTTTGTTTTTGTTGAGAACTTATCTTTAAATCCTCCACTTTCTTTTTTCTTAATTCCCGCCATTTTCTATTTTTTTAATGTTTGGTAATCTACTTTCTTTTGTTGTAATGTAGAACGAATGATCTTCTTCATATATCACACCAATCTCTTCTTTGTGGAATGTCACTAAAGTAAAATTTGTTTGTCCGTCCTCAGTTTCACTTTTTAACATTCCGAATAAGATTGTATCACCAATTTGTTTACCTCTACCTGAAAAGTAATTCTTGTTTTCTAATTCACTCAACAGTTCATAAGACAATACTCTATTGTCTCTTAATTGTAAGTCAATTTCTTCTTTGAATGTCATAT